AAATAATTGTATGCGTACGATACAATCTCCAGGTGTAGAAATTAAAGAAATAGATCAAAGTTTGAGACCAGTGTTACCAGCTGGTACAAATATCTTAGTGACAGGTTTTTCTGATAGAGGTCCAACTGATGAAGTTATTCAAGTAACGAGTCAAAGTGAATTTGAACAAATTTATGGTGTTCCAACGACACCTGCTGAAAGATATTTCTATCACTCCGTTAGACCATTATTCCAGTCTCCTGCTAATATTTTGACATATAGATTACCATATGGATCTGAACAAGGTACAGGTTTTGGTAATTCATATGGTGTTCTTGCTTACCCTGCAAGTGCTGTTAATATAGGTGCAGAAAAAGATGGTGTATCTTATGGTGAGGCTTTTTCAACCTTTAACCAATCTGAATCTGGTGTATTATACCTATTCGGTAAGCCAACTCACTTTGAATTGACGCAAGAGCAATATAACGATATATTGCAAAATAAGACATTTACGTGGCAAAATTCCGGAGCAGCTGCTGGCTCGACACCAACTGAATTTTCTGAATTAGGTAATGCTGGTTTATTAGTTCTTAATAAAGCTCAAACAACAATTGATGAAAGATTCCAAGGGTTTTATGTAGGTATGTTAGATAATACCAATTTAAACCCTGCGACAGATTTCGACGGACTATTAACTGCAGAAACAGTTGCACAGTCAGCAACATCTACCAGAAATTATATTACATTGCCGTCTGCTAGATTAGATTTCTCTTTATCATCTATTTCTGATAATAATACAAGTACATTTGGTCAGGACGATGATAGTATTTCTGAGATAATGGAAAATCTAAGTCAGTTTGATATTGACGGTGCAGATTTCGACGATACAGTTTCGTTAGGATTGTTTAGATTAAGACAATCACCGTTCTCACCTGATACAATTAAGCTATCTTTTGTATTGAGTGAAAGTTATGTCGGTTCTTTAGATAGCTTTAGACAAATTAACTCACAAGACGGTGGTGTACCACTTAGTTTCTCAATCGATACAAGAGAAGATGATTCACCGAATGTAACAGTATTAACAAATGACTTTATATCACATAAAGAAGATGGTAGTACTTGGTTGGATATTGATGGTAAGCCGACAAATAAGGTTAGATTCTTATCTGAAAAATTTAGCACTGATGAAAAGGCTCAGCAAAACATTCAAACGTTATCAGCTAGTTACGGTGCAAGTGATATAACAGAGGTTCAAGCTTTGACTGGCGCGTTACGCGGTTCGTACAATAACTTAGGCGGTGCTGATAGTTTATTCCCACTCGGTTCATTTGCAAGTCAAAATGCTAAGACGAAGGATCTTGGAAGCATTCCACAGAAGCTTGATAGATTGTTTGATACTGTTGAAAATGTCGACCTGTTTGATATTGATATAACACTAGACGGTGGTATTAGTACTATTAATGCGGTATCTGAATATCTTGAAAGAGGTACAGGTAAAAAGTATTTCGATGATACGGTAACCGTTTCAGCTATGGATGGTTTCTATACATCGGATATTATTAACAATCTTACCGAAGAAGCTAAAGACTTTAGAAGTGATTGGAATACGATATTCCAAAGATTTGGTGAATTTGCTGAAAAGCGTAGAAAAGATCACTTGTTTATTGCTGATTTACCTAGACCGATCTTTGTCCAAGGTAAGAACTTCCTTACATTAGGAGATTCGACTAAAAACTTCTCACTAAACATACTTAAACCTATACAAGCACATACAAGTATAGTCAATACAAGTTACGCTACAACTTATGCACAATGGGCTAAAGTATATGATAGTGTATTAGATGATCAAACTTGGGTACCTTTCTCAGGTGTTGCAGGTGCAGCAATGGCAAATACAGATAGTAACTTCCAACCATGGTTTGCACCAGCAGGGTTTACTAGAGGTATTGTTACAGGTGTTAATGATTTAGCATTATATCCGAAGCAAAAGCAAAGAGATCAATTATATAAGATTTCAACTAACCCGGTAGCATTCTTCCCAGGTGAAGGTTTTGTAATATTTGGTCAAAAGACTTTACTTAAGAAGCCTAGTGCGTTTGATAGGATTAATGTAAGAAGATTATTCTTATATCTTGAAAAAGCTACTAGACAAACAGTTAAGTACTTTATATTTGAACCTAATACATTGCTCACCAGAACAAGAGTATTGAATACGTTGAATCCAATCTTTGATATTGCAAAGAATACTGAAGGTGTTTATGATTTCTTATTAGTTTGTGACGAAAGAAATAATACACCAACGGTAATCGATCAAAACGAACTAGTTGTTGATATCTACTTGAAACCAGTTAGAGCTGCAGAGTTTATCTTAGTGAACTTCTACGCAACAAAAACCGGCACAGATTTCAATGAATTAGTTGGTTAAACGTGAATAACACATAAATATTACATATGGCAGATACGAGACTTACAGATTTACCAACGGTAACTACGCTTAATGATAGTGATGTACTGTATATTGTTGATAGTAGTGAAAACACTTCTAATAAAATTACATACGGTGATCTAATCAATACTAAGTTTAACGAACTCAGCACAGCGTTTACGCAGAGTATTACTGGTGGTGATTTTACTAATATTCAAACGTTATCTACGAATCAACAAGAATTGAGTTCTACTGTAGAAGATACACGTACTCAAAGTATTAGACTATTCACTTTAACATTCCCGGAAATATCAATTACAACTGGTAATAGATTTTTCTCTGCTTTTGACATTAATGAATTAAAGTTAGAAGCAGATGACACAAGACCGTTACCGGAATTTGAATTATCTGATACTTATACGACAACAATAAGTAGTGTTGGTGGTCTTAGTGGTTTGCAGACAGAAATGTATTTACTTTGTGCTTTCGGTGGTCAACCAGCAGTGGAGTTTAATTTATATAACAATACAGGTGCAACTGTAACAGTGCCAGAAAATACTATATTTGCTGTCAATAAACTTGCTACCTCGTGATTAAATAATTAATATGGCAGACACAACACAGACAATTCAAGGATTTTATACGCAAGCTCAAGCTAAAGATTTTGCAAGAAATAATCTTTTCAGAGTGTTGAATATTAATTTCGGTGGTGGTACTGAGGTAAGTTTCGATGAATCGGATTTAGTTTATGCAACGACAGCTGCGTTACCAGGCAAAACAATCAACAATATTGCTGTACCTTACATGGGTCTCAATTTTAACGTACCAGGTACTGTAACGTATGATGGTAGTGAAGGGTATACACTAACATTTAGATCTGATGAATCTCATAACTTGAGAGAAAAGTTCTTGCAAGTACAAGCAGATACTTTTGATGATGCTGATAGCACTGGTAATTATTTTATGCCAACTGCAGATGCTGTTATTGATTTGGTATTGTTAGATAAGGAAATGAATAGAGTAGCGCAGTATCAATTAGTTGGATGTTCTATTAGAAACGTCGGACCTCAAGAATATGACGCTGCAGGTGCTGGTGATATAGTAACATTTACAACAACGGTTGCATATCATTATTTTAGAAAAACTGCTTAACATATAAAAAATCTATTTTTTAAAGCTC